ACCAGAAACTTGCACTGGTGTGAACTGCCTTCTTAAAGTGTATGACGTAGATTGTTCGTTATCTGGATTAGTTGTTGAGTCGCCTCTAACTTTTCTAAGTCTGAAAAAGTTTGAGTCAAAGACAAGGGGTTTATTATCTGCTTCTTCAATCTTTGCATTAAATCTTTTGATTTGTCCACCAGCGATTGCGGCACCAGTATATGTAACACTTGCCGTCAAATTATTTGTAACAGTAATCGGCCCAAGTCTTGTTCCATTTATAAAAATGTAATCACCAGTTTTTAATTCAGTATTAAATAAAGTTCCTACACCAGTAATTGCTTGTGTTCCAGAACCAGAACCAGCCACTGAGGCTGTGCCAAAGAGTGTTGATTGTGTAGGACTTACATCTGCAAGAAAGTTTGCACCATCAAAAGACTTTACATCCCTATCATAATCTTTACCTGTATTCATATTAATATCGAAGAGGCCAAGTTTAAATTTGATAGTTGCAGCAGTTGAAGTGTAATCACCATCGTGCAAAGAGAACGCACGAACTCTGGCAGTACCTACTTGATTACCGCCGCCTGGGTTTCCACCCAAGTCATCGAACAATGCAACTTCTTCAAAGGCATTGATGTCTGGAATGTTTTTTACGTTTTCTACAAGTTGAAAATTTCCAACAGGTGTTTGAACTGGTCTATCAACTTCTCTATCGAAAGTTCTTGGTTTGTCTACAGGAACAATCTGTGAACCCATAGACTCTAGTTCATAACCTTCAACATATGCCTTGCCGGGCTCAATTGAATATGCAACTTTAGATTCTAAACCACCACCAGTAGAAAGGAACACACCTCTGTTTGTTCCATCATTAAGGTGTTCTCTCTTTTCAAGTTTAAAAGGACGCACCTCATAGTTACCACTTTCGTCAAATGTTCTACGGGCAAGTGTGTGTTCTAGTTGTGAGTAATCAGAATACTTAATAAACTTTTGAATATTACCTCTGTCGATACGGGCGAGTTCGATGAAGTCTGTATCGTCAGTTGCATCTAAAGTTTTCTTAACAAGAGTAAGAGTCATCTTAAATCTGTGAGCGCCAGGAGCATTAACATTTGATGAACCTTGTGCATTGTCAAGAAGAGAAGAATCATCTTCTGGTGTTATGAAACTTTCTCCAATTTGCCATCCAATACGAAATGATGGACGGTTTGAATATTTCTCAAGTATAATAATTTGTTCTGTATTTTCTACAAAGAAGCCGTTTACGAAGTAAACGCCTGCATGAACCAGAACGGCCGAACCTATTCCAATAGATGTGGAAGAAGAACCAATTTGTGCAGAACGCTCTGTAGTTTGATTTGTTGTAAGTTTGAAGTTTGTAGTTGTAGTATTATTTGCATTGGTAGATATGATTGTTTCACCAACACCGAATGTCTTAGTAACACCATCACTACCAGTGTTCTCGTACTTAATATAAAGAGTAAGAGGGTCAGTATCAGTCGCTGCAATTGTTGTAATAACTCTTGCCTTCAATCCTGTTGTTGTGGATTCAATTATCTTATCTTGAAATTCAGTTCTGTATGTTTCTACTGTCGCCGCATTAAATGTTGACTCTAATTGAATATAGTCATAGAACATATCAACATTGATATCGCCAGGGATTACCATAGAACCCTGTTCAAAAATATGTGAACCTATTTTATTAATCTGCTCCTGTAGAATAGTTTGCAACTGTGTAAGCTCTCTTGCTTGCACAGCGAAACTTGGACGAAACATAACACGATGAAAATTTTTCGTAGTTGCGTAATCGTCATTATATGGAGTGACGTTGAAGTTTGTTAGCGTTTCAGCCATTTATATACACCTTATCTCAAATTAGAATTCTACGACAACTTTAATATCTTCTGTTTGGTCAGACGCACGAGAAATCGGCCGTCTGTTTTCCACATAGATAATATTTCCACTGTCTGGTTGTAATTCTGGATTTGCATATCCACCATTAAATGTTATTGAATTACCGCCGGCGAGAGTTATACTTCCACCACTTGGTTGGGCTGGAACACCAGTAGAACTAGATGTCGCACCAACGATATCACCTGTTCCAGTAAAGGCAACATAATCTCCACTTGCGTTTACACCGTATGTCTCAAATCTTTCTTGTAGATAGTAAAGTATTTTTCTTGTTGCATCATACTCAACAACTCTACCTACTGCACCAGTTGTTGATTGTGTAATTCTTTCATCAGGTTCAAATGTTGCAGATGAAGAAGAGAATGCAACGGCATATGTTTGTCTTGCAGTTGTGGCAGTAGCAGCATTTGCACTACCAAATTGGCCAGGATCAACTAACAGTCCTACTTCTCTAAAGTCATTTCCTACAGCAAAATCATCACCTTCGGCTTGTTCTAGTTTTGCATTCAACATAATGTAGTGGCCACCAAGTTCTCCAATTGGATCATGTCCGTGTCCAACTCTTGGAGAAATTATTGGGGTTATCACACCATTACTTCCTGAACCAAGTGAAGATGCATTTGATAGTGTGTTACTAGAATATGTAGTGAAGATATCATTTGTTAAATCTACTATACCGTATGTATAACCAGAACCAGCATTTTCAATCTGTGAGTTGTTAACGGTGTTTCCGAACTTTTGAATCTCTCCACCAGAAACGTGAATCTTTACGACACCACCTGTTCCATCTCCACGAATAGGAGCATAGAATGTTCCATTAGTATATCCAGAACCACCAGTTACTTTTATTACTTTAACTGGAGCGCCGTTAAATGGAGAAGTATCACCAGAGTTTGTTTGAACATCACCTACAACAGTTGAGTTCGCAACTACTGGAACAAAGTCTGTTGTTACAAACTTTTGAATCTGTGATGTGGATAGTGTGTACATATACTGAAGATAATAGTTACCAGAGAAGAAGGGATCTGAGGCAGTTGACGTTGGCCCACTTGCACCAGCAGTAATTGCTTGTCCAGCATTATTGTCTAGAACTTTATAAACTTTAAACTCATCAGTAACGAAGTAGTGTGTTGAGTCAAAAAGATTTGTTGCACCAGAGGTAGTAGCATTAGAAGAACTAATGTTATGTTCATACATATCATAGGTTGCACCTTCTACATAATTTCTTCTTGGTATTACATAAGTAACATCAGTAGTTCCAATTCTTTTGGCAGCAATCATTGAATCCCACTTATAGTTATCAAGTGTAATTGTATCTACAGGTGTTGGGGGAGTCGTATCTGAACCGCCAGTTGTTCCAGAGGTAAACGGTGAAGTCTTACCAATAAACAAATAATAATTATTTGCCGCAGCCTCAGTGAATGACTCAAAGAACTGGTCTGCATTGTGTTGTCTAAATTTTTCTGTAATTATCGCTGCCATTGTTTTTTCCTATAATCTTATTTATTAAGTCTACTCAACTGCATCCCAAGAAGTTTTATCTTCATTCCATTTATAGTTTTTACCATCATCAGGATATTCAGTTGGCGCCTCCCATAATGCTGTTGTTGTATTTAATACCCACGAGGCATATGGTTGTGGTGCATAGAAGTAATCACCACTTGCATCATACTTCATTCCTACTCCACCATAATTTTTTCTTTGTCTTGCTTCGTCACCTGTAATGATTGATTGGTCTGAACTAGGTTCGTTTGTTTCTGAATTATGATGAACCCCACCATACATATTATATGATGTCTTAACCCAACGGCCAGGGGAATCATCTACATATGTATCAAAAAAATCTGTGTCTGCAACAATGCATTTTACAACTTCACCGTTTAATACTTTTGCCCAATGTGCCATGATAACTCCTTAACCTGTATATGTTCCAGATGATGTATATGTTAATATTGTATAGTCACCAGATGTTGCAACATTTGGTGAACCACTTGTAGTACCAGTATAATCTGATGTCAACATTTTCAAAACAACAATACCAGAACTACCAGCAGAAGATGCCCGTTCACCCCATGGCGAACTATTCATTCTGGCGCCACCACCGCCGCCTCCACCTCTATTGGCGGTTGCACTTCCAGCAGCATTACTAGAGTTTGCACCAATGGCACCTCCACCAGAACCAGCTGGGCCACGAGTACCAGCATAAGCACCGCCTCCGCCTCCACCAGCATATGTTACAGATGAACCAGTGATTGATGATGCCTGTCCAGAGCCTCCTGCTCCAGCAGTTGAACTGTTGCCTGGGCTTCCACCAACGGCACCTTTACCGCCGCCGCCTCCACCACTAAAGTAGTTGGAGTTGTTTGTTCCACCAGAACCGCCATCGTTACCTTGTCCAGATGTTCCAGAACCACCGGCTGTGCCATTATAACATCCTGCGCCTCCAGAACCACCATTACCACCTGTTCCTTGGTTTCCTGCTCCGTATCCACCACCAGTAGATGTTATAGAACCGAATACTGAGTTACCACCTATAGTACCAGGCTGATTACTGTTTCCTTGAGCGCCTCTTGCACCACCACTTCCAACAGTGATAGTCATTGCACTACCGATAGTTGCTCTAATTGAACCAGTTCTCATTCCACCAGCGCCACCGCCAGCACCAGAGCTTCCACCAGTGCCGTTTCCACCACCGCCACCGCCACCGGCGACTACGAGGTATTCAATAGAATATGGAACACTACCTGTTCCATCACCAATATTTGTCCAGACATTTGCATTATTTGTTGCATCTGTTAGAATAAATGATTCACCAGAAGTAGAGTTTATCCACAAATGTCCTACTGGTGTTTTATTTGAGGTTTGAGAAGGATCACCTGAATTAATTGTGGCATCATCTAATCCGGCAAGGGTAGTAGACAATGGAGAGAATGTATTATCTCCACGAAGGAATGTTGTATTATTTTTTGTTCCAGATGCAGAAAGTTTTGCAAGAGTTACTTGTGCATTAGCAATCTTTGCAGTGGTTACGGCATCATCAGCAATATCTGCTGTAGAGACACCACCATCTAAAAGTGCAGTTGCATTAATTTTATCAATTGCCATAGTTCTCTATCCTATCTTATGATGAGGTAATTGTTTCCCAAGCACTACCAGTGTATACCTGTGCTTTATTTGTTGCAGTCAAGTAAACCAACATACCAGCGGCAGGAGATGAAATTGCAGCATCTCTTGCACTTGTATCTGCATATGTCTTGAGTTGGAAAGTAGTGGTTGAAGTAATGGTTGTACCTGTTACTGCGGCTGGAGTTGTTCCACCAACGATACCGTCTACGTTACCAGTTACGTTACCTGTCACGTTACCAGTGATGTTACCAGTGAACACACCAGCGATTGCACCGGCACCAGTAATTGTTGGTGCAGTCAAAGTCTTGTTAGTAAGTGTATCAGCAGATACCAAACTTACTAATGTAGAACTTGCACCAGCAGGAAGTGTCATTGTATTTGTTACATTGGCACTATGTGGCTGAGATTGAATTTTTTGTCCATGTGAGTTTGCACTACAATTTAATTGTATTGTTCCAACAACACCACTGTTTGTACCATCACCTCTAAACTCAACAATGTTGTTGTCAGCGGTAATCTCTAATGCACCACCAGTTCCAGCAATTCCACCAGTTGTAAGTGTAGTGATTGTCTGTGAAGTTGTAGTACCACCAACTACTCCGTTAATAGTGGGTGCAGTTAAAGTTTTATTTGTAAGTGTTTGAGTTGAGGATGCACTAGCCAAGGTAGTACCATTACCCAATTCAGTATAGATTTCGTCAAAGTTGGCGTTAATTTTAATTGCACCAGAACGAAGGTCATCTCCTGTACCATCGTTTGCAGATGTGCCTACGCCGATTGCTGCTTTTGCCATTTCTTATCTCCTAGTAGATATATTCTAATGTTATTTATAAGGTTTCGTCAAGTGTATTTGTATTTGAATCGAATGAAATTTGATTAGTATCAAATGATTTCTGTCCTTGTCCTTCATCAAATGTTTCTGTTCCTGTCTCATCAAAAGTTATCGTACCTGTTTCATCAAAAGATGTATAGAATGTTCCGGCACTAGCCCTTGGTGTTCCAGTTTCATCATATGTATTATTTGCATTATCAAATGTCAAGAAGTTATTATCAAATGCATTAATTTGTGTTCCACGAGTTACTTTTATTTCGCCAGGCGGTGGAACATTAATCCTAGTCTTAAATGCAATTGGTGGAATAATAATATCATCATCATCGAAAGTTCTATTAGTTGAATCGAATGTTGATGTGGTATTATCAAAACCATTGTTTAGATTACTAATTTTTGTAGATACATGATTAATTGGATACTGTCCAAATTGGTCAATAGTAAAGTATGCACCACTATTATGTCCACCTCTTGGATTACGATAGATGCCAGGATAGTTTGGTATCTGTCCGTCATCTAATACAGGTGGAACTGCAAACGCATACTTAGGTAACAAGTCAAGTGTTGGGCCCAAGACGGTTTGTTGTTTTCCAATATTGTTTCCTGTTCCGATTGTTACAGAAACAGTAGAGGTTAGTGTCACTTCTCTACCACTTGGAACATCAGAAATATCAGAGTATCCTTTGAGTGGTGTAGAGACAACAGTTGTTCCGTCTGTAGTTGTACCTAACCTTCTACCAAATATAGAAGTGAAAAGGTTTGTGAGAGTAGATGCAAGTTCTGGTGTGAATGTATCAGTATCAGCAGTAAAGTCTTGAACATCACCAGCAGTAGGTACTTGAATTCTTAATGAGTTTGCTTGTGCCTGTGCAAGACTTGTTGCAAAAGAAACCTCACCAAAGACGTTCCAACCAGCAGGATGCACAGAGTTTCTAATACTCTCTCTCCACTGATTAATAGACTGGCCTATACGAACAACATATGAATAGTCTTGATAGTAGAGGGAGTCTTGAACTCTCATTGTAGCTTCTGATACTTTACCTCTATCAGTTATGAATGAACCATCAGAACGAACAACTGGTTCTAGGGTTGTAGAACCGAACGCTCCCATTTCCTGTACAACTGTTCCAGTGATACCACCAATTGAAGTAATGATATCCCCCAAAACAAAATCTTCTACAGTTGTTTCTAGTTCAAGAAGGTTAGTATCTGCATTCCAATCAACAACTGTTCCAGTGAATGAGGTAAGAGTATCACCGACAGTATAGTTACCTGTTGGATTTGCAATAATAATCTTTTTATTAAATGTAACCTTTGGAGCTCCAGTGTATTCCAAACCATAGTTTGTTATAGAAACATCCTTTACACTACCCACTCCACTATGAGATATTCCAACCAACACTGCATTAGTTGCTGAAGGATTCGCAGCTGATCTTGTAACACTGATTGCTGGGAGAGATGTGTATCCATTACCATCGTCAAGAATTGTAACCTTTGTGATTTGTCCAGCCTCTGCTGCAACTCCCAAATCTGTAAAGGTTTGTGTTTCAATAATAATATCATCCCCATTCTCAAGGAGAAGTTTAGTCACACCATCAGTATCTTGTTCCATACCGATATTGAATTCGTTAGTCTCTTCTCTAAGAAGTTGATTCCCATCTTCAAGTATAAGTGCTTCACCCTGATAACTAATATCCTGAGAGTCAGGTTCTTCTACAATTAATAATTGAGAGCGATGACTTGTTGTTACTAGTGTTCCATCTTCCTGTACTATTGAGCCAGTACCATCTTCAAGTTGTAGATACTTGGTTGTTATGCTTGCATCTTCTAAGTCAATCTGACTTGCATGGTCTACAACCAAGTCATGTACGTCAGTACAGTTCTGAACCACACTATCTGGAGCAGTAAAAGGTTCTAAGAGGAATGAACCACCAACAACTGCAAGCTTTGCTGCAGCGCCAACACCATTTGTGTTTGCATTTTCGATAGCGATTACATCACCTTCATTATAACCAGTACCACGATTGGCAATGTATATCTCATCAATACTACCAGCGCCAACTCTGCTAACCTGTCCACGAACACCAATTGTTCCTAGCTTTTCAAATGTAACTGTGTCACCAACCTCGTAATATTGTCCACCTTTAATACCATACCCATCCATGTCCATCATCATGGCAGGGCCATCGGTAATAGTTACTTCACCAACAATACCAGACAGTGTTGCACTAATCTCTAAGTCAAGTTCTGTGGATATACCTTTTATAACCTCACCGATTACAAATGTTCCATTAATAGTAGTTTGATCTAGATTGAGTTCTGTGACAAGTATTGCTCCACTCTTAAACTTAACAAGAGATGATACAATGGCTGTTGCACCAGATGTCTGTCCAGTAATCGTTTGTCCAATAAGTTCACTGAAATCAGATGTTCCAATTTCAAGAACCCTCATAACAAAATCATCTGACCATTGACCGTCAGATGTTCTGAGCATACTCTCCCTTGGGTATAGGAATTCAGATTCCTCATCAAAAAGAATTCTAAAGAATAGTCTATGACCATCTTCAGTTCCTTTTGCCTCATACAAATCTTTAATATTCTTGATAAGGTTTCTTTGATCAATACCATCTGCAATTGTCTCAGGTATAGAACGAAGAATTGATTCTTTAAACTTATCAAGGAACTTGTATACAGTATTATCAACATCTGCATATGCAAGAAGTTGTTGAATGTTCTGTACAGGATTTGCCTTATAATCAGTAACTACTGCACTTGCACCAGAAGTTTGTCCAGTAACCTTTTCCCCAAAATTAAATCTTTGTTGTGATGTAATATAAATCTTTTTACTAGCATCATAATCATCTACAATAATCTTTGCACTACTCTTTGAAGTATCACCAACAATAGTTTCTCCTGTAACAAACTTTGCTACAGATGTTTCAAGAACAATATTGTCTCCGTTCTGGTCTAGAACATAATTAACAGAGTTTGTTTCTTGAATAATGTAATCATTAAATCCACCAAGAGATAGTTGCGCCCCCTCCATAAACTCATAGTAATGTTTTAAGAGGTTTATGAATAGTGGATGGTCATCCTTAACAAAGTTAGGAAGTTGTCCATCAATGAGAGGGGATACTTTATTTTTGAAAGATGGGTTATTACCAGCCATACTTAATTACCTATCTTAGTAAGAACTTGAACTTGATGAACTTGAACTTGATGAAGAACTACTGCTTGTTGTTGTGGTAGTGTCTGTCACAGTTCCCCCACCAACAGGAGAATATGAACTAGTTGATGCACCCTGGCCAGAATTGTCAGATGTTGCACTAACACTCCCTTTGGCTATATCTATTTGCAAGAGTTGATTTCTTACAGGGAGAACATCATTTGACACTGGAATAACAATCATGTGAATAGACCCATCAGTATTTGTTGCAGATGTAATCGTGAGATTATTAAGAACTATAGTTCCTAGTGCATAATCAATTGTTCCTACTGCTGCGTTTGCATAAACCTTTTGATTAGATTCAACTTTAAAAATTCTAACATTACCTCTACCATCATCATCCAAGAACTGTTCAGCAGTTGAACCAGAAATTTTAAATCCAGTAGTAGATAAAACAGAACCATGGCCTGCGTGTGGATTAAAAAATTGATTGTAAAACTTTGTTGTATATTGTGTTAACGTATTGAGTTGTGGTGTTAAAGATTTGTATATACGAACAGTAGTGATGTTTGAGAGAATGGATTCGTCTGTGTTATCAATCAAACGTGACAGTTCAGAATATCTAAACATAGTATCAAACTTCTCAAGATTCCCTACAGAATAATTTGTTATTGTCGTATTAACTTCTGTCTGTAAATCAGATGCAGTCTTTGTTGTTGCAAGAGCATTGTATCTAAAGTTTGTATCTACAATAATATTAATTGTCTCAGGATCAACAATCTGTGGGCGAACAGATGCTACGTTAAATGGTTTCAATCCAGTAACGATAAATTCTTTCTGAGCCTGAGTTAGTTTTGCTCCAGACAATGGACTGATTGCAATATACACTTGTCCATAGATTGGTGGATCATTATCTTCACCGCCCCATACTTGAACAGACTTGACGTTTGGATATATCTCTGGTAGAATAGATTTATAATCTGATGTGGTTACTGCTCTTCTCTGTGCAGAATAATTAAGAGGAGCATAGTACTTAATTGATTCAATAGTTTCTGGTTCTGCTCCACCAGACGCAGCCTGCATGGTTTCTATAGTAATGTTAGACACACCGCCAATTGCTGTACCACTGAATGTAGTTGCACCATTTGCTTCTGTTTTGTTAGTTACAATATATTCTAGTATAACAATGTTTCCGTTAATAAGTTTCTTACCAATAACATTGTCACCGAAATAAACTTCAAATCTACCCTCTTCATTTTCTTGTAAAAAATAAACTTTGTCAGTAGCTTTTACAGTTGAGATATCTTTTGCAAGATTGAAAACTTCTGTAGTGGCATCAGACGAAGAGGTTTGAACAGTGACAGTCAGAGTTGTGGTGTCTGCCCTGTCACTTGTAATAACATATTTCTTTTCTGGATTATTAAAGTCAACGGTATACTTTGCATTAACCAATGTTCCTTCATAGATAGGTAGGTTTTCAAATTTAAGAACACCATTCGTTGGTTGAACAGTTCTTGATTCATTCACAACAAAACCATATGTATTATTGTTTATCGTAGTTGTAAACTTTGTACCCTTATCTATTGTTACTGAAGAAAGATTACTATTATTAACTTGTACGTTGACGAATGCTTCTGCAGCTCTGGCAGAACGTGGAGTATAGTTTAGTTTCTTTGCATGAGATACTACAGATGAACGAAGTGTTGCAGTGTCAAGAAACATTTCGTTTGAAAGCATATTTGCATTCATACCAAGGTAATGTGTATTATATGCTAAGGTGTCAATCAGAACAGACAACCCTGAACCTTCAAAATTATAATCAGAAAATTCTGACTGGCCTTTGAGATATGTCTTTAGATTATTTTTTATATCATCGAAATCTAATTCAGTGACTTGTAATTTTGACTCTGCCATCTTATCTTAATCTCTCTAAAAATATGTTCATGTCTGCAATGTCCGAAGAGTTGACTATAAAGAATTTTATTTGTACTCTGTACTCATTTGCATCAGAATTGTCCGAAACAATAACATCAACTAGTTCTGCCCTTGGTTCAAAGTTTGCAATAACATCTCTAACGTGTCTTTCCAAAACCGTTGCAACGATTGGTGATACTGGTTCAAATAAAACTGAACGAACATTAGAGCCTATCTCTGGATGAAAAGGACGCTCATAGAAATTGGTGTTAACTAAATTGCGAACACTACGTTTGACTGCCTCAACATTAGAAAGCGTTGCAATGTCACCAGTAATAGGATGTCTTGCAAGTGACAGGTTAATGTCTTTGAATATTTGTGCATTTCTATCAGAGTTATTCGTTCTCTCTGCGTCACGAAATGCTGTTGGGTTTGCAGTCATAGGTTTCTCCTATTTGTATTTATAACGAAACTTATAGATTAATGAAAGCTCTATTCTTGATATGTTCTTCTGCGATATCTTCTTTGGACTGACCCATGTATCTTACTGCGTGATGTTCTTCAATCATCTTCTCATTAATGTTTACTTCACCATACCACAACTCACCAAGTATCCTACCGAACTTACCCTTACCATCCTTGTGTGTTTTGAGAACAAGTCCGCCGGCGTTAGTCCACTTCACAAGAAAGTCTTTTGCAGCCAGTCCGTACTTCTTCTCTTCTAAATCTCTTGTTCTAGATTCTGGTGTGTCAATACCATACATACGAATTCTTTGTTTGAGCATCCATACACCAAACCCCAAGTCGATATCAACATCTACTGTGTCTCCGTCAACTACTCTTGTTATCTTACACTTATACTCGTGCATTACGTTCTCCTATTATACTCATGTTGAATACCCCAATCCACCAAGTGTTTGTCTTTGCCATCCATAACTTCCTGTGCGTGAACCATTCGGGCCCCACTGTCTCTTTCCACCAATGTCACAGTGAATAAAGTTTCCACCAGAAGAAGCTGGGAAGTAACAACCAAATCCTTGAATACCTTTCGAGGCTGCGATGCGTAAGAACCTCTGTCTATCTGCGACAGAAGTATTGCTCAATCTTACATCAACTGCATTGCCTTGTTGATGCTGACTTTTCTTTGCGCCACCAACAGATGCGTTATACGCTGCACTACGATATGCAGAAGTAATTGTTAAAGTTTGACCCCATTCCTTTGCGACTTCTTCCATGATACCTCTAAGTGTTGGACTAATTCTATCATCAGTGTGTGATAAGAATCTCAAGAGTTGTCCGTCAAAGTCTGTCTTGTCTATATCAGTATTGTTTGCATCATCCACTAGGTTTGTATCTTCTTCAGATGCAGAAGGGAAACCATTTCCGTCAGCCGCAGATGGAAGTGGGGCAGGAGTGGTTGATGAACCTGATTCAAATGGTTCGTTCAAATCTGGATCAATACCGTTTGCAAGTTCTACATCTCTACCACGAATAACTTCACGAGCCTTCTCTGGTGTTACATTAATATTTGAAGATATACCTGTTGCAGTTCTTACAGTAGTTACAGGGTCTAAATCAATCTCTGGTGCAATCGCTGGTGTCGCAAGAGATGTTGAACCAGTGTCACCAATGAATACAGTAGGTGAACCACTTTCAATTACATTAGAACCATCACCAGCAGAAATACCAGCAGGATCATCACCAGTATCAGCAGTGTCACCTTTGCGAGCTGCGTTTTGAGAACCGCCGGGCGAATTAATCTTGACAGTAGAGTCTGATTCGACAGATACTTCAGCAGTTACATCCAAATCATATACACCAGTGATAGATGTCTGTTGCCCTTCACCAAATGTTTCCGTAACTTTCTTAGTTACACTTTCAATCTTTGTATCTTCATAAACTTCAACAACAGCCTTCTTTACATTTTCAGTCTTGTTGCTTTCATACTGTTCTAGTACGTCACCCTTCACATTCTCCGTAAGAGTTCCACCGACTTGCACTGTCATGTTTTCTTCTACTTGAAGATGGTAGTTTCCTTTAATAAATGTATTGCAGTTGGAGTCAATAGTTAAATTAACATCGCCCTTGACATAGACATGATTAGAACCTATAGTAACATCAAACTTATCGCCGACTACCTTTGTAGTTTTATTACCGCCTGCGTCAATCTCATAGTACGTTCCGCTCTTGTGTCTCTCATGTATTCTTTCGTTCTTTGGTGTATCGTCTACTTCAATGATATGACCTGATTCAGACTCGTATACATGATTGTAAGGATACCTTGGTGCGTAGGGATATTCTGGTTCAGTAAAATCATTTCCTGTAGATGTTGGAACTGTTCCGACTTCTGCGACTTCTGCCGCACGAACACTCTCAACCAATGGATGAGCTCTTGTCGTATCATTTGAGATTAGTCTATTAGTATCTGGTTCACCTGTACGATTTGGGTATGGCCCAAAGTCTGGTTCATCCCTGTACTGTGTTGCTTGTGATGTTGGTGCATTGAGAGAGTTAGGGTCATTAAATCCCTTTGTAGGGTCTGGTGTCTCCGCTGGACGGCCGGGCAGTATTCCTAAGATAAGAGGTTCTTGAAAGAAGTCAGGATCACGCCAGAAACCAAATACCCATTGCCCGGGCGTGATGTTTGGTATCTCGCCTGGCTTTGCATTTGGTGGAAGAACCACATGGGCCCAAGGTAAATCTTGTGTAGGGAGTTTAACTAAGTCATCCGTGTGTGTACCAAAGACACGAACACGAATACGCCCCATAGTATCAGGGTCATCTCTATCTTCACAGACACCGATAAACCAATGGAAGCCATCCTTCCCCATAAAGTATGAAAACATATTATCCATTCAAAAATCCTCTTTGTAGTATTTATACTGCAAAGGAGAATCTATAGAATGTTAGTTAGACAGTGCCGGGCAAGTCTCTAGTTGTTTCAATGATTTCAAGCACATCATCTTTTGTAAGGAAACCTTTGACGGTATCACCCTCGGCTGTGATAGGAGGCATACAGATTTGACTTTCACCTTTAGACAATGCAATCTCAAACAAACCCATCTTACCACCGTAAGAAGAGTTATGTTTTACAATAGATAGTTCGTATCCATTATAGAATTCAATCACACCTTGGTACTCTGTACCTTTCAACTCTTCATCTTCAAAGAGAAGAAAGTCTGATACAGGTTTTTCTGTTACACCTTCAAAGATCGAGTCTGTGTCCTTCATAGGGTTCTATCCTTACTTTATTATTATGTATCTTCTGTAGTCTGGACAGTTCCGAAATTGTTTCTGTAACTGTATTATACCAGAACTCGACATCCCCATCTGGATATGTCACCTTCCAAGAAAACTTCATTATCTACACACCACGATAGGTCTTGCAGTACCATCACTTGCATAGACAAGTTTGGTATAACAATGTTTCTGAACGTGTTTGTTCGCAACACTACCTGTATAGACAATCGCATTGTTCGTTACAATCTTATGTGGAAACAATTGTTTGACAACCTGTCCAATAAAATGTTCCGTCATTATATTTTGATTATGAGTAAAGTTGATATCAAACGCATTCGCATTCGTTACCATACCCATTGTCATCACTGTTGCAAGTAATATCTTTTTCATATTTATTCCTCTCTCTATTAACTATACTTACAGTATACCTGTTCTTATAGCATATGTCAAGGGCTTATTTGTAATTAATTTTCTTCAGTAAAATCAGACAGTTGTGGAAGTTCACACTTACCACTAGAGTACTCATAACGAAACTTGGAGTACATCGCCTTACCTGATTCGCCAAGTGATTCGGCGAGATGTCCTAACTCCCTCTCCTTATCACTACCACGTTTCCATACAGAATAATCATCAGAGTATTCATACCACCAATCGAATCTACACAGTTGATTATACAGTTCTTCCATGATACTTCCTCTCAGAGTTTCCGACCAGATTTGACCAGCTTCTTAACTTATTATACTTATCGGTACTA